TTATGGGGTAACATCAATAAAACAGGTCGTTGATTCTTCGGCAACTGTTGTTGTTTCAACCTTTTCCTCACGTTCTACTGATATAACTGTTATTTCAGCATATATCGTTGCTTCTTCCAAAACACCAGTATTCTCTAATTTTTCTGTAGATTCAGCTACTGTTGTTTCTTCCACCTGAGTTGTTTGAGGTTCGTCATTTTTTACATAGCCTCGGTTTTCCACAAAACTAATGTCCCACGCATGAACTGTAAATGCCAACATAACAGCCAAAATAATATTCAGAATTATCATTGGAATAATCGACTTAATTTTTCTTCTCTTTTTTTCACTTTTCTCAATCACATGATCAAGATAGTAAAATAAACCTAACAAAACATTAGCAATAATCAGACCAAGAACAATTGTAATTATTATTGCGCGGTAAATGTTGGAATTGATCAAATTTTGAAGGACCGTAGATGAAAAAGTTAACCCTGAATTAAAAGTCAAAACTATTGCTGCAAAAATGCCGAGAATTGTTACGCTCCTCTCAGTCATTTGCTTTTCTGACTCAGATAATTTTTCGTCTGTTTCTTTAATTTTTTTATCTAATTCTTCTTCTTTTTTCTTGACATTATCACCAAAGTCTTTCATTTGTTTATTAATGTCTGCCAAATTAATCTCTCTTGAAATTTGCGTATAACTAAGCAAATATGCAGACATACTTTGAAAGTTTTCACATTTTAAAGATATCCATCCAAAAACGGTCTCCAAATAATATGGTAAATCACAACCATATTTAGATTTACACTCCGCTTTAAATTTGTTCTTATAAGCATTAAAAACAACTTCACTATAGAAAGAATATGGAGTAAGTCCTTTTGCTGCTTTTTCTTTGGATAATTTATCACAACATTTATTAACTAAGGTGTTAAACCTCTCTATATTAGTTTTGAAAAAACTATCAATTTTTTTATTACAATAATAATCCTTGATGCTTGAAATATAGTTTATTTCTTCCTGAGTTATAACTAAATCAGAAATATCATTTTTCATTAAAATTAGCGAGCAAAACGCACTTATTGATTTGGCAAAATCATTTCCAATAGCGATGATTCATCACACCTTAATAATCATAGTTAACTATGTATTTAACGATAATATTATTTTTTATTTGTTGTCTCATTGAAATGCTATTAAAAAAAGCATATGCTCTTTCTTTATCCAACAGTGGATGCTCTTGGCTTAACAGATTATCAACATTTATTTCATTTTTAAACTCATCAAATGCTTGTCCAAGAATTAATGGATCGTATGCGCCAAACTCAAGAAACACACTTTTTAATAATTCTTGTTCTTTTGGTCCTATAGAAGAGTATAAATTGTAAATAATAGGGAATTGATTATTGTTGTCTATTTCAGAACTATCAATAATTTTTGAACTGTCGTTCTCTTTACCTTCGATTATGTCGCTAAACAAAAAATGTGACAAAATCGGAATTCCAACACCGCATCGGTTCACCCAAATCTCATCGTCAAAAAGTCTGTCGTTATTTTTAAACGCAACAAGATTGGCTATTGCTAAAAGTTTTTCAACTTTCGTTCTGTTGCAATGGTATTTTTCTCCAGTCTTATAGTATAACTGAATAATAAATTTTGCGGCATCTAAAACGTTTGTCATATGTACTCCCTTTTCTTCTTTTTTCTCCCACGGAAAAACATGGCCGAAGTCATTGACTACGGAGGAAGGTATTTCCTGTTTGGGGTTGGGAGAATTGCTGATTTTTACCCTGTACTTTTTAACTTTTCCATTTTCTATGTAAAAAGTTAGGTGTATTATATCTCGTTTTGTTTTCTTTGACAAGACTTTTTTCAAAAAAAATTGTAATTTTTTACAGATTTTTTGTTCTTTAGACATATTTTACACTTCCTTTAATCATACATACACAATATATAGTTATCCAGCAATAAAATCGGTCGTTTTTTAAGTTTTTACCAAAAAAAGGTAAAACCGCCGAGAGTAATCTGACAATCAGAGAACCCTCGGCGGTAAATTTATAATTTTTATTAATTTGAAAGGTGTTATTTATGTCAAATACTATATGTTGCAAAGGAGTGATTTATTTTACAGCGCAGTTAAGTAAACCCCGAAAGGAACAATTCCATAGCATTACATATGTTATAACCAACCGCTTCTGCCGTAGCAGGCGAGAACGTTGCGCCGATGACATCAATTAAGAATTCAACGGGATTTTCAAGGAACATACCGATATATATTCCGAGAACAGAAATGATGAAGTGTATCATACTATCACCTACTTTAAAGAAGTTTAGAGTATTTTAAAGTATTAACTTAGTTAAAAACCGCAGTTTTAACCAAGTTGATTAACATAATTCTTATGTACCCACATTTCCTCTGTTTCGCTGATTTTGTACCATGAGCCTTTTGTTTCGTAGACCTCAACAAGCATTCCCTTGGGGAAATCATTATTCGCAGCCTTGCCGTTGTTGGCAAGCACCTGCTCCTGCTGATATGCGGTAAACTCATGGAAATACACACGCTTAAAGTTTGTGCCAGGTCCTCTGCGCACATTCACCGCTTTTTTAACTCTGCAAAGTTTCAAGCCGTCAATATTCGTTCGGTCTATCGGGCGAAGAACACCAAGGAAATAATCATAATTGTGCGTGATGTACCGTGCTTCTTTACTGCCCCAGTTCATATCAACGCTATCAAAGTAACTTGTGTTCCCCTCGCCCGTTGCAATGGCCACATGACCGTATTTATTCATCTTCTTTGACCATACGCAGACATCACCTTTCATCGGCACAAACTTTGGCGAATTCTTTATCCTCACAAAATTCTTATTGAGGAAAGCATGCAGAGCGAAGTTATCAAAATACGCATGAGCATTGCCGATCGCCTTTGGTATGATACCGAGTACATATTTGAAATACATTTTGATAAGATCCACGCACTGTGCTTCGCAACTGCCGTCATAATCTGTAGCCTTACCGAGATACTTCTTGATGAACGCATCAAAACTCATTGTGCCTGCGCCCTTACCCGCAAAGTATGTACGGAGCATGTCCTGCGCCATGTTCCACACTGCCGAAATTCCTGCGGCAGTGGCAGCAATCAAAATGCTGATAAGCACCTTTTTGAGATTGTCAAAATCGGTTACGCCAAACAGCGCATCAACCGATATTGCAGAGAGAAAAGCCTGAATGAAGGTCTTTAACGCTCTGATGGCGATATCCTTTACTTTTTCTTTATTGATTTTCACTTGTATCATCCTTTCAATTTGGTTTGTGAAATCCTTCAAGATCTTCAATCCTGTGATTGGCAACTTTGATTTGCTCTTCCACCACAGGCATCCTGCGAGCGAACCCGTTATGTTCTCTGACTTCACGGGTCAACTCTTCAATTTTTGTATCTGTAACCGCTTGCCCTATTTCAAGTTTTTTTTGAACATCCGCTTTTGATTTGTTGTTGCTAATCACAACACCTACGAGAGTAATTAGGCTTGTAACGATACTCACAACGCCTGAAATAATTGCAACTTTTATTTCTGCGCTCACTTCCTCACCTCACTTATTCCCTCGGCATAATGCGCTCAAACAGTGAAATGAGTTGAGGCACATAATAACGCTTATAGCCTTCTTCGTTCGGGTGAGTGCCGTCAGGCGTTCCATTACTGTTTGCTGTCAAATACGCATTGTTCTGAGTATCATTCCAACCATTCAGACCACTTTCCGAAAAAGCATCATAATAGGGTATGGAATATTTTTTACAGATTCCGACCATTGCATCATGATAAGCCTCGAAGGTTGTGCCTTTATCATTTTCATAGAATGCGGTTGTTTGAATTTTGTGGGTTATAACAAAACAAATCGGCTTGCCGACAAAATTGTTGAGAGCATGACGGAAGATAGTTTCCAACGCACCGCAGACTGTTGTTGTGTCCAGCACTCCATCAAGATTATGCGTATCCCATGTTCCAAGAGGCACATCAAGATTCCAATAATCGTTGATTCCACCCTCAAAGCAATATAAATCACCGTCTGTCGGCAGATTTGCGAGATTATCTACAACTGAATGACCGCCGTCAGTTCTTGTTGTAAGTCTTGCACCGCTGACTGCAAGGTTTGTATATGTACTTCCTGTTTTGTCTGCAATTAGTTTGGCATATGCGCCACCGTTGGATTCTGCTCCGCTCAGCCTGCTTTCACATATACTGTCGCCGTCATAAACTATTTTTTTGCCTGCTAAAACACTTGTTGCCGATTGTTCTTCATAAGCAGATACCGACAAAACAGGCGTACCATAAGAATATGAACAGAAACGAGCGTATTTCGCACCTGTGGGAACAGTAACAACCGCCGTTTGAGCGTTACCCGTTGAACCGCCATCATTATATTGTTCATATGACAATAGCGTAAAGACTTCATCTGATGTGTAACTTGAATACCACAATATGCTTGCGCCCTGATGCATTCCATAACCTGTGTAAGTGTATTTTTGACCTTCTGTAACAGGAATAGCATCTGTGTATTTTGAGGCGATTGTATCAATATCATCCCACTTGCCTTGTATATTCCAATAACCGCCTGATTTTGACAATATTTCTATGGCGCTTGTTGAACCACCCGAAGCACCCGTGCTGCCTTTTGAACCGTTGCGAACTTCAAAAGCCGAAGTTGTACCGTCAGTAAGCGTTACTGTTATGACATTTACGCCGTTATCAGCAGAACTTGTTGTTGTTTGCTTAACGCTTGCAATGCCAACGCCGTCAAACTCTCCGTTTGCTTTTGCTTCGGCAAGTGCGGTTTCAACCTCGCTTTCCATAACGCCGTTAATCATATTATTAACAGCCTTAGAACCAGCGCCAACGAAAAGATACGGAGCAATCGCCATATCTTGGAATATGTTGCTTGAAACAAGTGTAACATCTGTTGCGCCTTTTTCTTTAATTCCGTACTGCGCCCAATGACCCGAACTTTTGTTATAGAAACGATTACTTGAAATCACAGTTCGCTTACAATTGTTTAATACAATGCCATCTTTATCCATTGTCGAAGTCCAAGCGCCAATTGTTTCAAACATATTGCCTATAATTTGTGTGTCGGTTGCACCAGCAAGAATTATGCCACCTTCAGGGCAAGTAACAAACTGATTATTGCTGATATTTGCATATTTTAAAGCAACAGGGCAATGAATTCCGTAAGTTGTTCTAAAAACATTGTTGCAAATATTGATATACGACCCTAACGGACTATAACTGCTTTCTTGACCACGAATACCAAAGCGACAATCCATAATTGTGTTGCCTTCGATTGTCACCTTATCGAGCAATGCAGGAATAAGTTGAATGCCAGCAGGAGTTTTGGTTGATGTGTCGGTTTTCTTGATTATGTTGTTTGAAACAATGATGTTTGAACTGCCCTTATATTCGCCCGTATCACTGCCGCTACCAAGCACCGAGCCACCCAAATCAACACCTGCATTAGTATTGGTTTCAACATAGTTGCCGTCAATCAACAGCCTTTGGCAATCATCAAAGAAAAAGATACCGTCAAAACCTGTTGTTGTGTCACCGTTCACGCCTAAGCCGTTGTTAACGCAACGGTTGTTAACAAATTTGCAATCGACAATAGTTCCGTGACCGTGAAAAGGTCGAAAACCGTTGTTATAAAATTCGCTGTCGGAAATTTCAACTCGGTATACATCGTCACTCATAATGCAACCATGATAGCCGTTATTGTAAGCGTAAATGCGGTTAAGGATAATATCGGTTGACTCTTGTATAATCACGCCGTTTAATCTATAATCGGTTGCCGCGCCTGTTGCTGAGTTGTTTTCCTTGTTGCCATCAAGGGAAATATCTTCAATCGTCACGTTACTGATTTGATAAATAGTAAAACAGTTGTTCCAATAATCATCGAATTCCTCAACGTTAGTTAAGGGAGCATTATCGTTTAGTTTGATAACACTGCCTTTTCCGTCACCTTTGACATTCATATTGCTTTTCAGCATGATGTTATCGACCCTGTAAACACCAACAGGGAAATAAAGTGTTCCGTTTTCAGGAACTGCTTTAACAGCCGCCTTAATCGCCGCTGTATCATCGGTTACACCGTCACCGACTGCGCCGTAGTCTTTAACATTAATATAGTCAGATGTAATAAACCCGCTATCATTGGTCAGTTGGCTTGTTTTAGTAGGTATATCCTCAGTTTTAGCATAGTCTGTCAAATCGATAGCCGTACTGCCGATGATTTCAAACGCCTCATTAACAAAGATATATTCGTCATACACATTTGAGCCTTCAGAAGAATTCGGAACAAGATAGATAACATTTTCCGCTCCTGTTTCGGGGAGTGCTTCAACAAGTTCAAATCGCCAATGCGTTTGGGCGGATATCGCTTCATTTACCTTTGCTATTTTTTCAGAAATAAGTCTAAGACCTGCTGTTGAAACATGAGCAGATTCTGATACACTACCCTGAACATCAGGATTGGCAAGAATGTTTGATACCCAATCTGTTGAAAGTGCGGGCGGTATGTCAGAGGGGGTTGCAAGTGCGTAAAATTTGCCGTTCCCTTCATCAAAAACATATCGTTGTGTTCCTGCATATTGCGCCTTTTTTAATTTATCAAGCAAATCTTTGTTGTCGTGAGTATGCCTTGCTTCGGTGTTGGCTGCGATTTCTGCCGCCTGTTCATCTGTTAGTCCTGCACCGCTGCCGCCACCTTCAATCGGTTTTTTATCATACAAAAGATTTCCGCTCTCATCCTCGCTGAACTTATCGAGCGTTTCCTTGTTTTCATGAAAATGCTTTGTTTTAAGATACAGCGATATAAAATCGGGGTTATCGGTGTCTGACGGAACACAATTGCCGTCAGCTGAAGGAAGAAAGCGCAATCCGCTTATGTATTCGCTCTTGCCGATAAACTCTCCTGCATCATCATAGGCTTCGAGTTGAATGCCGATTACAGGATGTTTTGTAAGTTGCTGCCAAAGCGGCACAGAGACCGTTTCAGCCTTTTCAAGCGACTCGGAATGAATTACCATGCCACCTGTTGAGAAAGCGATTACATAGTTTGTTACGGCCTCGTTTTCGGCAAGAACCTCAGGCGGTGTAATAACAACCTCAGTTGCGTTATGTTCACCGATTCGCCCCATGAAACAGCCGTCAAGACAGGGTCTGTCCTGAGTAAAATCAATTCTGAACGTTCTCATCGGGCTTCACCTCGCTTTCGGCTTTGTTTTCGGCTCTGCATTCTTCAATAAGTTGCAAAAGCACCTGTTCCGCGCCCACAAGCGCATTAAGGGTTGCTGTCGCTCTGTCTTTTTGTGTGCGTATTTCCGCAAGTTTTGCTTCAAGTTTTTCTATCATGTTTTCACCACCTGTTATTGATTTTCTAAAGCAGATAATCTATCGTCAAGGTCAGATAGTTTACCTAATATACCTACACCGTCATACCATAATTCACTGCTACCCAATTCTAAAAGACTTGATGTGCCGCTTTGGGTTTTTATACGCAACGCGCCACATGCCTCACCTTCCGAATCAATAACATCAATGCGGGATAAAATGCTATCGTTACTATCTGAAAGTTGTAAAGACGCGCTAAATTTAGCACCCAAATATAAACCGCCTTTAACGTTTCTCCAACCTACCCAATAGTTTGATGCCGCATTTTCAGGCTTCGCCCAAATCGCAATCAAAGCAGCGTTTTCGGGAATTGCAAATTCTCCAGAATAATATCCCTCGGTTTGGTCTAAAGTACCTTTTGTAGATTTTAAAAATTTATCTGATGCAACGTAATAATAACTTGTTCCTATTTGCTCTTTTGTTTTATATACAAAATCAAAGAAAGCATACCCCCATGAATTATAATAAAAACTAATTTTTAACGCTGTAGAACCCTTTGGGTCTATCCATTCAGTCATAGGAACGCTGTTTGTTGATGCTAACGTTGATGTGTAATATGGTTTGCCTTCGTAAATTTTAAATATAAGACCACCATAAATCATGTACTTGGAATCAATCGGAGCATAAACATCACTCCAATCGCCAACGCCCACTTTTATTTTTGCTGAAGAAACAACGTTATTTCTTTCAATTGTTCGGGTGTGAGTTAACCCTGCAAACGTATTGCCATTTTCGGTTGTAATAACACCGTTACTTATTGTTAGTGAAGTATTTATTAGTGCTTTTTCCTTGTTAAACCTTGCCAACAAGTCATATGTTTTATCCGGGTTTCGTGCGTGTATACCAACACCTGTAACTTTTTGCTCACCCGAACTGTAAGTGTTGTAATAAAGTGAAATATCTCTTTCGCTTGAAGAACCAAGAGGAACTAAACCACCAACTAATGCACCCCCAAAAGCATATTGTGTAATTGCGCCTGATGCTATTTGTGTATAGTAATCCGTAGCACCTACTTGAAACAAATTGTTATCAAGGTCAAAGTATGCAGTTCCTTTTATAGACTTTAGTACACCCGTTTGGATTGCTCCTGCCGTAAGATTGTCAAACACAACTTCGTTTGCATTGATATGACCTTGCCCGTTTTCATCAATATATATCGCCGCAGCATTCATTGTCTTTCCGCCGTCAGAACTGAAGCCGATGCCGCTTGAATTGGCCATAATAACATTCTTATTAATCGCCGAATACAGTTTCCATCCCGAATTGCCCTGTGTCGGGTCATCAGGGTTAACGGGAATAAGTTCAAATATGCTCCCCTCGGTTTGGGTGATTATGTCGGTGGCTTTCTCAATTGCTTTTTGCAGTTCGGTTTTCTGCTTATTAAGCGCCGCCCTTGTGCGTTCATCAACGGTATCAAAGGAAATATCCGCATCGCCGCCCGGGCATTGCGTATTAATTGACAATCCACCAGTCATATCTATATCTTGACTTGCTACAAACACCGTATACGATTTGCCGTTCTTATCGGTTACATAAACGGTATCGCCGCATTCAACGCAGGGATTGCCTCTCCATTCACATGTTGAAGGCTGAAAACTTGCGCCTGCATATATGTTGTAGATTTCAGATATTTCCGCTTCGGTAATGATAGGGTTCGCAAAACTTATTCCCCTACCCGTTCCTGCGGTGAACACGGCATCATCAATGCCAGAGGTTATTGAATTAATAACAAATTCATTTTCGGCGGTTTTCTTGAATCCGTTCTGCCACTGAACATCGGCGGTAACCGTAAATTCATCCTCCGGAACATACGCATATCGCTTAACCGCAAGTTTGCCGACAGTATTCATCCTTGCGTTTGCGCCGAAAAGTCCTGCCAAGAATCCGCACACTTCTCTCTCTGTATAAGATGTAAGTGTAAGCGCTTCGGATTCGGTCACTGTGCGGCTCTGCATTGTGCTGAGAACAGCACTTCCAATATCAAGTTCAAAATTATATTTGTCTGCAACCTCTTTGATTAAGAGATATGCAGTGCTCGGCATTGAAAGATTTGTGTTCCATTTTCCGCTCATTTCGTCAACGCCGTCATAAGCCGTTACTTTTACGGTGTTCCAATCATCATCGGTTTCGGGTTTATCGACCTTATAATATCCGCAAGGGATATAATAAAAGCCTTCGCTCGATTTGCTTACTTCAAGAGTGAGTTCGGAATCATAATCAAAAGACTGAAACCTTACCCATTCAGCACCTGCAGGCGGTTCAACGGTTACAGTTGTAACATGATCGCCCGAGTCGCTTGCATATTCCGCTCCCGATAAAAAGTTTTTGTTCGCATCATACCAAAGCACTGATGCCGCTCCGTCTTCGCCTCTGCCCGTATAAACAAAAATATCCCCTTCAAATACGGGGATAAGATTTGTAACTTTTGAATATATCGTTTCAGTTTCTATAAATTTGCCGTTTGGTGTATGATAATATCCGCTCTTCTCCGTATACGATACATCAAACGGATATTTAACACCGCATTCAACAAACATGGTTTTGCCGTTATAGTTACAAGTTTTATCGGGGTTATAAAACTCGGCAATGCAGGAAGAAGCGCAGCAACCGCCCAATACAAGCCCGCTGCTGTCGCCGTTGCCCTCCTGCGATATTTCGATTTTTGTAATGCCTTTTTCAAAGCCGATTTGCTTTAAAAAGTTTGCGCCCGTACCCACTCCGAAAGAAAGCCTGTGACAGAATTCTCTTGTCTGAGCGGTAAGCGCATTGTAAACGCCGCTCTTAAGCGTTGTGTCTGTTATTTTATACATTACATTTCCACCGCCTCAAAAGAAAATTCATTGTAATACCACAGATTTTCACTTTCGATATGATGAATATCAGGCGTTACCGTTGCTGTATAGAATGTTTTTGTATCATAGGTTCCTGTTTTGGGATTTGGGCAGTAAAGGTTAAACTCACTTTCCATAACGATTTGCAGAATTTTTGCGACCTGAGTATTGTTCAATCCAAAAGGGAAGGTAACGATATAACTTTGCTTTTCCGCTATCTTATCCCGAAACATCGCACCTGTGTTGTTATCTCTGCCCGATTTGGAACTGTCAAGAGCGTTGACCGCAGGGGTCATAACCACAGGTGTTGGCAAGTCAAGCCATGTACTGTCCGACTTTCTTTTTATTTTTGCCGCTACCATAGTTTATCCTCCCTGCTTAATGGGCGATTTGCCCGTTTTCCTTATAACACCGTTGACATATTCAACAGCCTCTTCGCCGATGACCTTGCCGTTAAGAATAAGTTGAATAACAAACGGAACTCTGTTATGTTTACCTGAGCCGCTCTCTTCTCTTACAATCTGCCTTAACAGATTTTCGGGAAATTCAAGGTTTCTGCCGTTCTTTTGGTCACCGAGAACTGCAAGGAATTCACGGTTTGCAGGAATAACAGCACCTTTTGCAAGGCGAGGAATTGATATAGTCGATAACTCTTTAAGATTAAAACCTATTGTTCCGCCGCCAAGAATCTCCGGCATTTGAATATCTCCAAGAGAATTGAGTTTACGGATAAGCCAGTTTATTCCGCTTATAATTCCGTTTACCATGCCCTCAACGTTGTCAAGCATAGCATTGATTTTTTCCCTGACTGCAGATTTAATAGCATCAAAAATGCCTATAACAGTATTTTTGACAGCGTTAAATTTTGTTTTGAATATTTCCTTAATCGTTTCAATTACTGCATTGAACCAATCTTTAACCGCAGAGAAAATATTTTTTATCCCTTGCCATGCCCTGTCCCAATCTCCTGTAAAGATGCCTACAAGAAAATCTATAATACCGTTAATCACTTTAAGCAGATTTTTTATAGTATTCGATATGAAGTTTACGACAATAAAAAATGTGTCTTGAATATTTGAGAGAACTGTTTTTACAATTGGCACAACATAAGTCATAAGCCAATCAATTATGGGCTTAATCTTTTCCTCATACATAATGCCAAGCCATTCCCCTATTCTTCCGACAAATCCTATTACCTCATCAACAACCTCTTTGAGATTTTCATCCCAAATCCGATTGACCCAATCAAGAGCCTCACTGAGAATAGGAACAATGATATCGTTGTAAAGTTCAAGTAACCGACTATGAATATCAAGAACAGCCTTTGACACCCAATCAACAATTGGTTGGCCGTACTCTTCCCATTTTTCGCTTATAATTTCAAATACATCTGTTACAACAGTAGATATTGTATCGAATGCACCTGTTAAAATATCAATTGTGCCGCTCAACGCCTGTTCTATTTCAGGTTGATTTTCAGCAGCCCAATCGCTGATGTTTTTCGTTACTGTTTCAAATGCACCGCCAAACACCGTTACGATAGTTGAACCTGCTGTACCGAACATGGTTTTTATACCATCAAGCGTGGCTTGAATTTGCGGTTTCGCTTCGTCAAAGGCGTTTGTAAATGCAGCACCTATTGTACTTGCCGTCTCTTTGAGGTTTTCAAATCCCGAGCCAAAATCAGAACTCTTAAGCCATTCTGTAAAACTGTTAAACTTTTCTTTTAAGCGATCTAAAGCCCTTTCAAGATTTGTAGCAGAATCTTGAGCATCCTCAGTGTTCCATGTTACATCGCCCATAGAACCACTCAAACCGCCAGCGCTTACCGTGCTTGCAGATGCGTTTTCGTCATCGCCGAGTTTATTCAGTTTATCAAATCCTGCAAGTGAGCGTTTTGCCGCTTCTGTAGCCTTATCTGTTGATTCGGCAAGTTGTTCCTCGGCATCAGCAAGAGCCGTTACTCCTTCTGCAGCACTTGACGGTAAAACCTGTTTACCGAATAAAATTGCCGTAACCTCTTTAAACTTGTTTGCAAGGTTAATAAGCGTTGCCAAGAGTTGATTCAGCATTTTAAGCACAGGCGTAAACACCTGAATCAATCCCGTGCCGATTGCCGCTTTCAGGCTTTCAAACTGGAGGTTTAGCACCCTTGTTTGGTTCGCCCAACTGTCAGAGGTTCTTGCAAAGTCGCCTGCCGCCGCAGATAATGAATGCTGAACAAACGCAAGCCTAAGCGCAACCTTTTCCTGCTCCGTCATTGCCTTTGTTGTTTTGCCGAATCCGTTGGCCATTGCGAATTCATCAAGAGCAGTTTGTGTCATTACAACACCGAGTTCTTTTAAAGCCTCGGTTTCTCCCGTATATACGGCTTTGAGTTTGGTATACGCTTCATCCACGCTGAGGTTATAAAAAGATGCAACATCACCTGCAAGCCCCGTTAACGCAGCCGCTTGCTGATACGCTTCCTGAACAGAATATCCGAAAGATTTTGACATTGCACCAAATGTGCCCATATACCTTTTTGTTACCGTTTCCGATAAGCCAAACTGTTTTATTGCATTTTTTGCAAATTTATCAACTTCCGTTGACATAGAGCCAAAAGCAACATCAACAACGTTTTGCACTTCCTGCAAATCAGATGCAAGGTTTATTGCCTCTTTGCCGAAATTTATAAGCGCAGAAACACCAAAGGCAACACCTATTGCACTGCCTATACCTACAAGGGCTGATTTAAGCCCCTGCAATCCCGCTTTCAGCCCTGTATTATCAAGTTTAGTAGAAATTACCACTTTTCCGTCTGATTTTATTTGTCCCACCACCTTTTATAGGTGTAAAAAAATCACCCGTAATAACGGGTGACACATTTTTATATTGACTTTTTAATTTTTTTGTATTATTTTAGAGAAAAAGGAGGAGTTTTCTATGTTTTGTAAGAATTGCGGCAAAGAAATAGATAACGCCGCTGTTGTTTGCCCCGCTTGCGGAGTTGCTACCGATAACTTCAATCAGAACAAAACTCAGCAAGTCCAAAACACACCGCCAATAACTATAATCAATACTAATAACAACACAAACACAAACACCAATACCAACAACACAGGATTTGTCAGACAGCCTAAAAGCAAAATGACAGCCTTAATCCTCTGTCTTATTGGTTTCTTTGGCATTGGCGGTTTGCATTATTTTTATGTCGGCAAAACCGGCAAAGGTATCCTTTATCTTTTAACCGGCGGTCTGTTCCTTGTCGGAACAATAATTGACCTTTTCCGAATTCTCGGAGGCGGTTTCAAAGATAAATATAATATACCGGTTGCCTAACCAAGTATTTCATTAATCCTTTCTCTCTCCGCAAGTTCATCAGCCGTGTACCTCTTTTTGAGGTCTACACGGCTTTTATTTTTGCGGTAATATTCTTTTTCCCAATCGTCAAGGGGCTTACCTTTTCTGAGTTTGTCGCGTATCGCAACAACCGTTGAAAGTTGCCCCTCGCCGATACCCATAAAATAAGCCATGAAAGTCCACCAATGCAGAAACTCAACGGCACGAACATCGCACCCTGCTACCTTATTGATATCGGCAGCAATAAGCAATCCGTCCTGCTGCCAATCAATCTGCTTTTGCGGAGGTTGCTGCTCCTGCTCATCGTTTTCGCCGCAATTGATGAACCATATCATCAGTTCTGCCGCTTCTGCATATGCATCTGAGGGCATTTCAAAGAAATCCTCATAAAACATAGCCATAGCGCAGTAAAGGCAAATCTCTCGGGGTTCTTCGGGATTATCGAGTTGTTCTATAATATCAAGAATATCCCTATAATCAGCATTAACGGCATACTCAATGCCGCCAACTTCTATTTTATCGGGTAAACCCCATATCATTTTTTTGACCTCTTAACCTTATTCTGCTTAACCTTGGCCGCCTGCCTTTTTGCTTTTTCTTTTGTATATGCTGCAACCTCTTTTTCGATAATCGGTGTTATCGCTGTTATAAAATTCGTAATAACCCAATTACCCGTATCGGTCATCGAAAAAGCGTTTGTGCCGTCAAAGATAGCATCAAAATCATTGTTTGTGCCGAAACACTCCGTAAGGGCTTTTTTAGCCTTTTTATCTGCTTCTTCAAGTGCAAACGCACATTTTTCAAGACCTTCCTCGGTGTCAACATCAATTTCCGCTCTTGCGGTTTCAATATCCTCGCCGATTTTCATAACCGCATCGCGCATACGCAAAAAGCGTGCATAAAGGTTAGCGTCCGTAGGATTAAAACTGAATATTGCTCCGTTGTCATTGACTTCATAGCGTTTTAAGCCTGTGCTGATTATAAGTTTTTCCATGATTTATTTCCTTTCTCGACATCAAAGAATATTGATTAAGATGCTGTATCAGCCGTGAATGTTTTCTTTGAGACATCAAACGTGCCCTTTGTTCTTTCGCCGACATAGTAGATTTCAAAGGGAATCTGAATGCCGTCTGAACCGCCGATGCTCTGAGGAACTACAACCGCATTTTCACGGTATGCAGATTCAACATTGCCTTCATCATCAACAACAACATCAACAACGGTTGTCTGAACACCGTTGCCTGTAAGTCTTTCGTCAATGATTTTCTTGAGTTGTGTATAAAGGGGATCACCTTTGTATGCATAATAAGTGCTTACGCTGCCCTGAGGCGCATAACCCTTAACATTTGTTGAACTCTCGCCCAAAATGTTTGTTTTGGTTTCGACCTCAGGGTTAAGAGCAATGGAATACTCTTCAAGGTCCTTACCCAATCTTGTATAATTGGGCGTTGTTGAATTGAAAGCCGCATCAATATAATGAGCAAGGTATTTACGCTCATATTTTGCTCCGTTTTCAAGTGCCATTTTTATTTCACCTCATATTTCTTTTTGAAATTAAAAGAGAGTTGCACCATATAAGTTGCAACTCCCTCAATATCCGCATCATAAAGCACACCGTTTTGTGCTGATGCTTTTTCTTTTTCACCTGTATTTCCGAACGTAGGCGCTTTACCGAGAATGCTCTGTTCCTGCACCCACTGCTGAAACTCCATAATCCAGTCTGCATTCAAAGCCGCTCCGATATCATCCTCAGGGGCTTTTGAAAAAACATAATACAAACCGAAATTATATTGATTTTCAACCGTTACATTACCGATAACATCCTCAACGCGGCTTATTTCAACAAGCCCCGACGGAAAAATGCCGCCGTTTGCGGGGATATTATCGGTATAATCAACATTGAATTCCGAAATACCGTCAAACTTGGGAAACGTTTTTATCCATTCCCTTACCTTTTCAAGGTCTGTCATTTATCCGCTCCTCCTGTTGATGAATCGTTGTAATTCACGGGCAAGAACTGCACCCTCCGCAGCAGAAAGCCGCCTATCCCAGAACGGACCCGCAAGCGGATGTTTCGTTGTTGTATATTTAAGCGGAATATCCGTTACGGTTTTGGGCGGTTTACCTACCATAACTTTACCGTAATAAAGATATTTGCCATACGGCACATCGAGAATGATATAAGGCTTTCTGATGTTTGTTTGTGCAATCATCACCTTAATTGTTGCGCCAGTTCTGTACGGCATATACTTTTTCATTCTGCGCATGACATTGTTTGTGTGAAAAGCCTGCACCGAACCGTTTGCATCAAGACCTTTATCCTTCAGAATCTTATCAATTGAATTAAGTCTCAAATAAGCCTTTGTGCCGTTCGGCAGGTTAGCAAGTTCAATAGCATCCTTTGCCATTATCCGCTCGCCTCCACATGGCATATTTCACCCCGATAATATTTCGGGTCAACCGTTTCAATAACGACAAGCCCCGCTCGGTTTGCCGGGATAAACTTCGCCCATTCCTCACGGGTAGTTATATCCGCTCCGATTCCGAGCAGGACTTTATCTTTCGACTTCAAATCGGCGTTACCGCGGATAACAAGCAGAAAAGAGTTACTCTCCTTGCTGCCTGTTTTATCCACGTTCTGCACCTTTTTGAAATCGAGAAAGGCTCTGTTATAATATAACGTTTTTTCGCACGAAAATCCCCCCTCAAATGTTGCACGGTACACAGTTACGGTTTGATTGCAAAGTGTATAATTAAGAGGGGCTTTAGGCTTTTGAAATTTAACCACAACTTTTCACTCCTCTGTAAATTTCAAGATGCAAGCATGCCGCACGGTAAATCTCTTTTTTCTGAGCCTTGGTGCTTGTATCTATATCCATCCCCGATTCGGAAACACTGCCTATAGATACGCTTTTCACCACTGCTCCGCTTAATGCACAATCAAAATAATAAAGAACATCGGCAACGGCACAAACAGCAAGTTTGCGCTCGCTTTCTGTGCCCGTTACCGTGTAAAGCCTTTCAAGGCGCTTTATTTCCTGTTCTGCTCGGGAAGCATATGCGCAGAAATCTTCGCTCGGAATACTGCCGCCGTGGAATTCGGTGCAGTAAAAATCATAGCCGGGCATTCGCATCACTCCTCGGGAGTATCGTCACTGCTGTTATCGGTGTGTTCCTTCTTAATGTGCTTTTCAAGAGCGTTCTCGCTCCTGTATTCCTTGCCGCATACGGGGCAAATGAATTTAGGCGAATCATCGGGCACCACACGCTTATAACCCTGCTGCTCATATTCTTTGAGCCTTTCTTCGGGAATTCTGAGTTGTTTATTTGCTCTCTGAACAAGTACCATAAAACAGCCTCCTGTTATGCTTCGATGTTGAATTCGATAGCATCAATTTTGTTTTTGAGAATAAACGTATCGTCGTAACTCTCTTCGAAATAAACATATTTACCCTCTGAACCTGCGCTGGGGGCATCAAGTTGAGCAAAACTGTATTTTTCGGGGGTAATTGTTGCCGAAGGATGACCGAGGAACATATTAATCTGCTTTGCGCCCTCGCCTGCCACATAACCTTCTGTGAAGTCATATACGGTTTTCATGAGGTCAGAGGGAATAACCTCAATTTCAACATCGTCAATATCGTGAACTGTGCGCTTAACGGAAGTATCGCCGTTATTGATAAAGCGTGAAAGTTCCTTGGCATTCTTGATAATTTTGTTGATAGGAGGAGTTACGCTGAGGATTCTGCCGCTCTGAGGAACGTTCTTTTCATCCATTCTTTCCATCATGGCATCGAAAATAGAAAGAACATTTTCCACCGTAATGGCAGTGGTATCGGCGGACTTGCCGGCGGCAATCCAATCTGCATAAACCTTTGAAATGAAATAAGCATCCATTTCAGGGAATTTCTGTGTTTCGTTGAATACCTTGGTGATATTCTGAATGGAAAGCACCTGATTTGTTTCGTCAATGTTCATGGGGTGCTCAAGAGTTGACCACTTTCTGTGGTTTGTAAGAGTCAGGGGCACCCATGCATTGCTGTGGTTGCGCTTTGCTGTGCCGATGGTGTCTCTGTCACCGTCAACACGGCCTGTGGTGCTGATTGAGGGAACCTCAATTGTATTGGCATTAACCCATCTGTAACGGGAATCGTTTGCCGTGCTGCGATACTTCGCAAAGTGGAGCACGTTGGGATATGCCTGGTCAAGGGCCTGTGAATACTGTACTGCATAGTTTACTGCGGGCATAATTTCTTACCTTCCTTATTCGTTATTTTTTTGCTCTTACGCCCGTGAAATTGAAAGCAAAAGGATTGTTATCTCCTGCCGGGGGCGTTGAGCCTGTGCCGCCTGCATAAGGCGGAGTTTCTGTTTTCTTAACGGCGGGGTATTCTGTCTCAGCGGCCTTTATCGCTTCGCTGAGTCCCTTTACTTCGCCGTTATCATCGACTGTGACCTTTGAAAGATCTATAACCTTTAAGAGCAACTTATGGTCATAACCATCAAGGTTACGAATTTCAGCGGCTATAAGGCGGTCATTTGCCTTTTTCAGTGCATTCTGCTGCGCAGCCTCGTTTTTCTGATTAAGAGCATTAATGTGACCCTCAAGGTCATCACCTAACTCCGCATTTGCATCAAGACCGAATACGGTTTTGAGTGCCGCTTCATATTTCTTGGCTGCCGTTCTGTGACCTGCGGATTCATTGCGAAGAGTGCGCACATAATCTTCGGAGAATACTTTGCCGCCCGGTGCAGGCGCAGGGTCTGCCGCAGGTGCGGGAGGCGCATTGCCGGGTTCGGGGTCATCTTCAGCGAACAACTGAATATTGGGTATAAGTGCGGGTCTTTTTGAATTGAGCATCTATCTCAACTCTCCTTTCTGAGGCTCTACCTCTCATATATACAAAAAGCCACCCTCAAGGCGGCTGTTTTGACTGTGTGAAAATGGATATAAAAATAGCCGAAATCAATGCACAAGCATCAAATTCGGCTGTTTTTGGTTATTATATTGTGAAAAAATCTCAAAATCATGGTTATAAAACCACTTTTGGGTATAAGAAAAGCACCTTGCGTTTAATTGCAAAGTGCTTTCTCAAACATTTCATTATTCATTGCACATATAAATTTCATCATATACGCTCTGTGCCTCGTGACCGAAATCAGTCATATTGTCGTTTTTGTCAAGACCATTCAGTATAATATAATCATCAAGTGCAAGCAACGCATCCCTTAATGTTTCGTATTCAAAAAATTCAGGAAAATTTTTATTTAAAAAAGCCCTTGAACTTGAAGACATATTGTATTTTTCCATTTTTATTACTCCTTATATCGGATTTGTCTGAATTAAATAACCTGTATCAGGATTAATTGAAACAGCACAGTTCTTCCCAATGAACTTTACACTTTTTTGCCCCGTACTTCTTATCAAAACAGGACCTATTTTTTCAGGATTAAACAAAGCATCGGAAATATCGTCAATATTAACACCTGAACGGCGAATAATTCGCAAATCCTTTTTTAGTTTTTCAGGATCAACCATTGTACCTATTACTCGTTGCATAAAGTGAGGAACCTGACCCTGAATAATAGTGCCGTTTGCCGCTTCTTTACTAACAATTTCAGTTTGAATTCGGTTATAAAGATTCTCATAGTTATCAAATCCTGACAACGGAGATATCCATCCGGATTCAACATCTTTTGCATACTGTTTTAGTAATTCGTACCGAGGAGGAGTAGTATACTTTATATCGTAATATTTGTCAAGAGTTTTCACTGAATCTTTTACACCGATAGATTTTGACCACTCGTTATAATATTTATTAGCCGCTCCCGTTGCCTGTGCAGCCTGTTTCTTACCAAACCCTGCAATTTGTAATCTTTCATGCTGTGTCGGCAAATTAACCGCTTTTGAATACCTCCTGTATTCTTCGTTTAAACGCCTTAATTTGATTTGCGAGGTTAAGAGCCTATCTTTATCGCCCGAACTCTCGGCAACCAACACACGCCGTTTCTGACGGCGTGTGGCACGTTCTATTTGCCGTTGTTTCTGCGTTGCTTCATATGATGTGTAATGTTTGCCGTTATAAGTAACGCCTTTCTTATTATCCTCTTTGAACTTATCAAGTTGTTCCTGCGTATACTGCGGTTCGTTGACACCGAGGATAATCGGAAATGCTGCATGTCCGCAATTCAACGTGCCGATTCGGCGGACAAGGCTGTTATTAAGTGTTTCAAACTCTTCATCTGTATACTGCTTGCCCTGTATATCTTCATGGTCGGGCGCAGATGCAGCATGTGCGGATATTTCCCATCCGTTGGCACCGAATGCATCATGATTATGCTGTGAAATCTGCTCCTGCATCAAACCTAAACCGCCCATAATGTTGCGCCTTACCGCGGCTTCAAGCGAAGTGTGCACGCCCGATTCATAATCTATTGTGTGTATTCCTTTTTCTGCGAGATTTTTTGTGGCACGCCGAATCGCAGTATTATAATCCGTTGCGCCTGTTATAACCTGATTAAAGGCAAAATCACAGCATGATATGTATGCATCGGTATACTCTTTAAAGTTGCCGTACGGGTCACAAAAGCCGAGTGTTTGAGTTATATTCTTGAAATCCTTATCGGCAAGTTTTACCGCTGCCGCTATAATCTGCTGCAGGCTGTCATTCTCCTCAAACGGAATCGCCTTTGTGCCAAAACCTTTCATATCGAAGTTATAGCCTACTTCCGCAGACTGCCTAAGCAGTTTTTTCAATTCCTTGTTTGATACTTTCAACCGCTTCTGCAGTTCTTTTTCTATAGCCTTTCGGCTTAGTCCCAAAGATTGTGCTCGCCATATCTGATAAGCCGCCGAACTCGTGAAATGTCCTGCCTCGGCTATCCTTCGGGTTATATCGTCAAGCAGAAATTCAATAATCGGCTCAACTGCTCGCTGTGAAAGGATGGAAAGTGCATCAATTTGTTCGGGAGTAAGCATTATTCTTCACCCTCGGTAAGATCTTCTATCTCAGGCATATATTTTTCGCGGATTTTCTGTAAATCAGCCTTTGTTTTACATGGCAGATTAAAATACCATGCAACGGCTATTTCGGGCTTGAGCATGCCTGCCGCAACCATTTCTTTTAACTCCTGCCATGTTTTGTCACGGTTATAAAGAACACCGTCACCCCAATCAACGGATATCTTTTCGGGGTCAATGTCAACCGCTCCTTTTATGCGGTATATCTTGCCGAGTTCTGCGCAGAGAACCGCAATTTCTTTCAATGCATTCGTCCAAATTTCTTGAAAATCAATTATAGAAAGATTGTAATCGCCCTCGCTTGATGTCACCTCGGTTGCCGTGCGTTCTGCCGCTTCAACTTCAGAGAGAATACCTCTCTTTAAACCTATAAGGCTTTCAACATTGCGCAGATACTCATTTTTTCGATTAAGATAACTTTGTTCGCGCAATTCGGGGCTGAATATGGTTATACCCACATTTTCCGGGTCCTCGTCAAGAGCGACAAATACATCATCATTGATTATCTTCTCGCCGCTTGTTGTCTTTTCAAACATATCACCCGAAGCAATAATCCTGCTCCTGCCGTTTTCGAATTCTCTGTTAAGCAGATATTCATTTTTATTAATGTTGTGTATAAGGTCTGCTGCAGGCTCATAGACGGGAACACCGTCCTCTGAACCGTCAACATCATTAAGCATAGGTGTTTTTATTTCAACAAGCCCTATACCCTTAATCGGCAGTTCAAATTTCGGCAGCAACTTCTCATATTTTTTAATTGAATTCAGCGGCACTTGCACACCCAAATCATTTGCGGAATCCGAAGCAAAAAGTTTATTTTCAATAAGCAACTTTTCCCCTGCAGTTCTGCGCTCGAGCAAGGTATAATATTTACCGTTAACCGTTGTTTGTTCTGCCGTTCCGATACTCGTCAATTTACCCTCAGCATCTCTGCCCAAAGGAATAAAACAATCACGGCGGACCGGCAAAAAATAAAACCTGTCACCGTTTGGCACAGGCTTTATCAGAGCAGAACCGCCGACAAGCATATATTGCATTGCTTTTTTCTTGACTTCACCGAGTTTTGATATGACACCCTCTGCAAAATCACCGTCTGCATTAACGGTATATTCCGAAAAGGTGGTTTTATAAAGTTTACTAACTACCAAAGCAGGAATGCGCTGACAGTTATCCTCTTTCGGTTTTTCCGCACCGTAATACAGTTCAAAACAATCTTTGATTGCAATTTTCATTTCAGGGGATGTTATATCCTTAACATTGAACGCCTGCTCAAATCCGCTCGTTTTATTATTAAACAAAGCCGAAAGAATGGCCATTTAATCACCTCTGTTAACTATCTGAATCTTTTTAACCGCTCTCAAACCTCTCTGCATGCCTTTTATATAAGATTCGAGTTCTTTTTTCTCTGAAATAAGTTCCTGCACCCTCTTACGAAGTTGCTCATTTTCTTCCGTCAGACTTTCTTTGCAATATGCAGGGAGATATTTGTATAAAAACCACTGTTTTATTTTGCTCATTATTTTCCTCTCCGTTTCCATACGGGTGACATTGCGTAACGCACTGCATCAATAGAATGGTTGTCTGCATCGGGATAACCGCTGATAATGTTGCCTTCCTTGTCCTTTTCGTATTCATACGCAAGGAATTCTTTTGCAGTTTCAGGGCATCTTACAGGGTCAATCACTATCTTTCTGAGCGATTGCAGCCACTTCATTGAATACTCAACGCTGCCCGGGCCTTTCTCCGCTCCTCTTGCGGTTAATCCGTAACTTTTGTAATCGCCTACGCTTTTTTCTTCAGCGCTGTCGCAGGTTATTGTTTCGTTAAGCGGAACATGCTTTTCTTTTATGAGAATATCCGCCGTTTCGCGGTTGCTTTTCTTATTACATCGGTATTCGTCAAAAATATAAAGCGTGAGCCGCGCAGAGTCATAATGCATAGCGGCATAATGATAAGGGTCAGGGAACCAGCCCCAGTCTACACCGCGAAATATTCGGTCAAAGTTTTCTATTTCTCTGTTCGTAATTTCTCTACATTCAACATTATCAAAAACCGCTCCGCCCGTTCCGTTGGCTATGCCTTCATATTCGTGCTCATATGCCTGCGGATTAACGGATTTAAGAAATTCCGCTTCATCAATAAACACCTTGCCGAGCCACTCGGGCGGGACATCTTTATAAGTCGAATGGTGAACAAGGCGGCTATCTTTTGGTATTTTAATATACTGATTAGCCCAGTTATTGGCTGTCTTAGGTGGGTTAAAAGATTTTAATATATATGCCTTATCGCCGCCTCTGATTGCCGACTGTTCAATGCTTCGTACACTCTCAGCGCCTTTAAACTGGTCAAGTTCCTCAAACCACAAAATGCCGATATATCCAAACGGCACTTTAATTGATTTGATTTTCATAGGATCATCCGCTCCGCGGAAATATATCTTCTGACCCGTTGGTTTATATGTAATTTCAAGCGGAGAAACTTTCATTTCAAATTCATCATTTAATCCGAGAGTATCTATCGCCCATATGATTTGATTATAAACAGAATCTCGCAGAGTATTTCCGACTTGTCTGAGAACAAGCCAATGCATCTGCGGGTTATTTTTTAATATTTCTATACCTTCAATCGAAAAGAACGAAGATTTGGTTGAACCTCTGCCGCCCGGCAGAATATATTCGGTGTGCCTGTAATTAAGCATGTCACGGCGTACACTTGCAAAACCATCTGCAATAATAAGAGGGTCAATTCGATATATTTCATCTTTCGTTTCAGGGATCTCTTTAATATGTTCTTCAAGCATCCCAAGAGCCTTAAGAGCACCGTATGCATCCTTTGTTTTTCTGCATTCACGGTAAGTATCCACTATTTCGGTGACAATCATATCCATACTAACAGCAAGCGCCGCTCTTTTTTCTTCTTGTAATTTGCGCACGCGGGCGAGGATTTCAGGTTTCTTCATGTTCTCACTGCCAATGGATCCGGCAGTCTTTTTTGAATAGCCCGCTCTTATAGCCGCCTGCGTAGCGTTATAATCCTGCAGATACTCTCTGCAAAATCTTTCTTGTCTGTCATTAAGTGCCAATTGTCACCACCTCTCTTATCAACGTATATATCCCGCCCCTATCCCTCGCTGCTCGCTATGGCAGCATCAACAAATATTTATTAATAAAAATTACACCCCAAAGGCGCAGAGCCTTCAGGGTGCTTTTATAGAAGGAGAAAACAAAAGAAGAACATCGTCAACTGTCTACAATAACTATTATAGCAGATTATTGCGCCCCTGTGTTATCCCCTTTTATCGTTTTTGACTAAGTTCAAAGAAAAACTTTCTCCTGAGCAGATAATATTTGCTTCTGCCGCATGGAACACCCGCATTATATTCCCACGCAATACCCTCAGTTACACACTTGAGCAGATAAGGATATAGCCCCTTATCCGCTCCGCAAACACTTTTTACCGTGCTTTCAATTAAATCTATTTTGCGTTGATATTTATCCGCTCGTTCAGCCGTACTTTCTACCGTTGAAGTGCGGCTGCCTGCTTTGGGTATATCGCTTAGCACCGTAGCAGACAATCCATAGCATTCATTAAGGCCCTGTTTGAACTCTTTATATTGGCGGCAAAAGGCATTCAGTTCAATATACTTGTTCTTGCTTATTTCGTATTGGCGGGGTATGTATCTGCGCATTAATGTTTTCTCCTTTTAAAATAAAAAATGAAACATTTACCGATTTTCGTCATTAATTATTAAATAATGATGAAAGTAGGTATTTCTATGAAAAAAGTAAAAAAAATCACAGCCGAAGAAGCAATCTCTTACAGAACACCAATGAGTGTTACCGAGATTTCAAAACTGCCTTATGGTTATGCGTTTCCTCGCTGTCCCCGGTGCAATGTCATCATCGAGCGTTTCTTTCAAAGTTACTGTGACCGCTGCGGACAATGCCTTGATTGGAAACCTATATACAACTTAAAGGCTGTTGAACGGGATCCGAAGGAGTGATTAAAGCACTCATGTTTTAAACGCCTTATAATCTGTACCTTTTTCCATATGTGCTATTGTTGCTGCAGGTCTTTGCCACATTCTTGCCCAAGCGTTCCAATCTGCATCGTATAAGGTTTTCTTATCAGAAAAATCTCTATACAACTGAACAAAAGGCATTGCCCCCGATTCGTAAACTGCTCTTGCCCTTGCCTCATCCTTGTCTCTGTCTTTGCCGTAAGAAAGAACATAGCATTTTATTTTCTCTCTGTTAAAACCCGCCTTAGACAGTTTTTCACAAGCCTTTTTAAATCCGGGCAATCTTGCATCGGTATCACATGCAAGCCATAATTCCGATATTCTCAAATCAGATATGCCGTTTATAAAATGGTCATCAATCAAATCTGCTTCAAGTCCACCTTTGAAGCAGATTGCTTTTTGATGTTTAAGCATTTCAAAAACCTCGTCTTTGTGACGGCGGCTTGCTTGGAGAAAATTATTATCCTGAATTACATTTCCCTCACATATCGGTAATTCTTTAAGTTTACCTTCGATGTTAGGAACTCCGCACCATGGGCAATTGTTATTGCAACCTCTTGTTGTAAATATAATGTTTTTCTTTATATACATACCCTGCTTAAAGTCTTCTGCAACGCTGCCAAAAGCAGGACCCCCGAGTTTTACGGGTTTGTTTGTTCTGCCTTCCCACTGAAACGCAAGTTCTTCGCAGTATAACCTATCCCATGTGAAAGTGCAGGAAATATGTATCTCATCATGCTCGGGAATAAGTAAAGTCGGCATTCCTATAAAAGCCATATCATCATTGGGTGTGTACGATGTTTTGCGAGGAAACACGCGAATTATTCTTTTCATCCTATCCACCTATCTTTATAAAAAGAGTTTCTTCAAGATTGCTGAGGGTTTCGAATTCATCAGCGGTCAGGAAGTTTTCTTTGTTATCGTGCTTGATAACCGATTTTACTGCCGAGAGAAGTTCCTCTGCGTATTCCTTTTCAAAAGTAATTATTACGGTATTATCCATAATTCCTCCTTATCCCCGCCGCTCCGGGTGAGAGTGTGTAAATATAAAGTTTTCTTTGAATATTAAGTTGTGCCGAAGCGGTGGGGTTGGTTTAATTGAATGTTAATTGCTCATTTTCTTCTTTGAGCATTTCTGTTGTTGCTTTACGGTAGAAATCTTTTGATACTTCAAAGCCGTAACTGCTTCTGCCGAGTTCGCGGGCTGCACGAAGCGTTGAACCGCTCCCGGCGCAAGGATCAATAACAACATCACCTTCATCCGTAAATATCTCTATTAAGCGTTTGAGAACATTTACAGGCTTTTGTGCCGGATGAATTTTCGGATATTCCTTTGTGCTGTCGCGCTTCCACTCAAACCAATTGAACACCATGTGTCCACCGTTTCTGAATTTCGGCAACTTGTCCCGGTATAAAACGAGCGCATATTCAGTTGCTCCGCAAATGCGCATATTTGCTTTTAAGACTTGAGGGCTATAGTTCTTACAGAATATAAGCGGAATATTATGCTTAAAACCATACTTTTCGGCATACTTAATAACCGTCTGTATCTGTTCAAAAGCACAGAACACAATCATGCATGGTGCATCTGAAGATTTACCCCTGCCATTACTTTTTGCAGGTTCCTTTTTAAGTAATTTATTACAGAAGTGAAAGTATTCTGCTATGTTAAAATTAAAATCTGTGTTAAACGCCGCTTTACCCGCCAATTTGCTCTCGCCATTCCTATTATCGCCACCGTTATACCACATAGGATTAGAACCGTAGAAGTTAGTACCTACGTTATAGGGAATATCAGCAATTACAAGTTGCGCTTTGGGTATACCGTATCTCTTGTAATTCTGAAAATTATCGTTATAGAGTTCAGTTTTTATCTTTTTCAATGTGTTCACCTCACTTAATCATCTGCCGTTTCCCCGTCAGGCTTTTTGTGCTTGTCCGGGGTTTGAATTTTGCGCATTCGCTGTCAGTGGGTGTGCAGCCTCTTAATTCTCCTGTCAGTTCAAGGTATGCGCATCTGCTATCCCAACGGGAATTGCCGTTATAGAATTTGTCGCTGCGGTCACATCGGCGGTAAAAGCATTTACGGCAGATTGCGGAAAGTTTGTTATTGCTGCTCAATAAACTCACCCCCAATGAAATCTGATGCCGTACTCTTCTTCAAACACCTGCTCTTTTTCAGCAAGCGTGACCTCACCACGGTTATGCGTTTCCACACCGTATATCGTTTCTTTAACAAGTTTTTCGGCTGTTTTCTTGCTCAGCCTGCATTTATCGCAGGCGGCAAGTGCAAGGTTTACCATAATCGCCTTGACCGCATTATCACGCTCTTCTTTCCGAATCCGCTCGGTCAGAGATTTATCCGATGCCACGCACTTCATTGATGTTCTTCCACCTTCTTCAATTTCTTCTCAATATTCTTCAGTTCAACGCTGTGGGGTTGTCCTTCAAAATATGAAATAATCTGCATTGCTCTTTTGAACAGGTCAACAAAATCCGCACCGGGCTTGACATCTTTCACAATCGCCGTCAGTTCCATTTCAGCCTTGCGGAGAAACTCCTGCTGACTTGTATACATCGCCCTCAATCTGCCTTCGGTATTTGAAAGTTCGTTGTATAACGCTCTGACCTTGCATTCTTCCGCTTTGGTTTGTTCTGCGTTTAAAATTCTCTTACGGTAACAGTCAATAATCGGCATTAAACTGTGATATGCCATTCTGTCCGCTGCCGTTGCGTTTCTCGGCAATTCTTCGCCGAACTTGGCATAACTGCGTATCTGTTCATATATCATTCGTTATTCCTCCACAAGTGAATAGAAGCGTTGATATTCGCCTTTGAAGCAGATTTCAGCCTCTCTGCATTCGCCCTCTTTGTTCTTGGCTATTACCAGTTTTTTGATGTGTCTTTTTTCCTCACTGTCATCGGGTGTTGACAAAAGAATAATAGCATCAGCATCCTGCTCAATCTGTCCCGAATCTCTGAGCGATGTCATATCGGGTTCGCTTTTTCCCATACGGTTGAGTTGACAGAGTGCAAACACGGTTATTTTCTGCGACTGTGCAAGGGTGTGCAACGCAACCGATATCTGCGATGCTCTTTCATACGGTGACAGATTATCTTTACCGCTGTTGACAAGTCCCATATAGTCAACGAACATCACATCAGCCTTCTGCTGAATGGCGATGCTCTGCATCTGTGAAACGCTCATTCCTGCGGCATTGACCATTACAAGGTCAAGACCTGCGGTTATTGAACTGTCACAGCCGTTAAGGTCTGCCAACTCAACAACAATGTATTCGTGTCCGTTAGGGTTAAACCCAAAGCACATTCTTTCTGCTCTGTATTCGTGTCCGTTAAACAGGACAGTTTGTTTTTCTCGCATACAAAACGTTACAAATTTCTGATATTTTGCTTTTTCTTTCTTTGTCATAGTCACTCCACAAACGGAATATCGGTGTATTCTTCCTCAGTTTCAAACGGTCTTTGGAAACGCTGATATTTTCCGATAAATTCAACTGCGATAAAAGTTCCGCTTTCGCCATCTTTGTTCTTTGCGACAATTAGTTTCTTTTCATGCCGCCTTTCAGATTCTTCATCCGGAGTGTGAATGAACAAAACCTCATCCGCATCTTGTTCAATCTGTCCGCTATCTCTCAATGCCGTCATATCAGGTTCTGTCCTGTTTGCTTGCCTACTCAACTGACATAAGGCAACAACCGCAATTCCCGTCTTTTGAGCCATGTTATGTAAGGCCATTGAAATTTGTGTTGTTCTTTCATAAGAATTATTGACAGGGGCCGATGTCAACACCAAACCAAGATAGTCAACAAAAATAATTTCTGCATGATGCTTTATTGCCATTGCTTTTATTTGCTCAACCGTCATTCCTGCTGCTTCAACTGTTACAAGGTTTATTGCATCAAAATATGGCTGTAGTTTTTTTATTTTTTCTATGTCAGCATCAGATAATGTACCGTTAACAATCTTACCATAGTCAACGTTAGCCACCCTTGCTATTATTCGTTCATATAATCTGTTCGCAGATGTTTCAAAACTGAAGTACAGCACTTTGTGCCGTTCCGCCATACTGACGGCCATTTGCAAAGATAATGCCGTTTTGCCCTGCGATGGTCTTGCGCCGATAACAAAAAAATGACCTTTGCCTATTTTTATCTGCTTATCGAGAGCATTAAGTCCTGTACGAAAATATTCCTTTTTTTGTCCTATACTGTCAACAAAGCGATTAAAACCCTGCAGAGAGTTAATTTCAACTTTCTTTTCGCCAAAGCCCATGTTGATTGCCAAATCATCAACAAGACTTTGTATGCTTTCGGGGTCAGCATCTTCCTCTATAGCCCCGCTAATCATCATAATTTTTTGATAAGCCTTTCGGCGTGCTGATATGCGTTTAAGCATATCAATATGTTCTGCATATGCTGCTGTGCTTACCGTTTCGTTTACACAACTATATAAGAGATTCTTGACATTGCCCTTTTCGTTTGTCGGAAATCTGCCGACGATAACCAAGGGGTCGATTGTTTTACCTTCATTATCAAGAATTACTGCTGTTTCAAAAATCCGCTTATATTGATGAACCGAAAAATCCGATATTTGAAGTTTATCAAGAGCATTTCGCAAGGCATCTGTATCAAGGAGCATTTCACCGATTATCGCTTTTTCAAGTTGATTATCAACAAAAAAAATTTCGTTAATCATCCCAATCGTTTGCTCCGACCTCACGGTAAACACTTCCTTCTTCGCCGGATAAAATAGATACTTTTTTAGTATCTATTTTATCTTCTTTTTTCTTATTATTCTTATTCTGTTGCCCTTCGAGTGCCCTGCTCTGTGCCCTTCCTGTGCCCTGTTGCCTGCCCTCGGTCTGAAATTTATTCCAATTTTGTATTGAAATTATTGAAAATTTCGGGAATTTTGACCTTGTCACTTCGCCTGTCCCAATCAGTTTATCAAGGCTGACCCGAATTTGTTTGACAGAAAATCCCGTTTCCTCGGATAAGGTTGTCAAAGAACATACCCTTGCCCCCCTCGGAACATCAACTCCTTGCCATCGTGCATCTTTTATATTGACTGTCAGAAGCAAATGCAAAAACAAACTTTTTGTAACGGTATCACCGTACCATTCCCAATTCAGGATTGAGCGATGCAATTTTATATATCCTGTTTCAAGCATTTTTGCACCTACCTAACAATCAATGTGTTAAGAATACCTTTACACAACGTATATATCTCAAGACCCATATTTTCTTTTGAAATGAATTTAATGTTCAAACCATATTTTATTTCAATCGAATGCACTGCCCCCCAAAAGGAAGATTTGCTATATTGATTTGGATATTCATGCCTGAGAATTCCATCTAATCCGCTTGGGTGTTCTATTAAAAGAAATTTATACGGTTTATTTATCGCTCGTTTCAATTCCCGTAAAAACGCATCATCATAAACAGAAAACTCCTGTTTCATTTCTCTGATAATCGATGCGGTTTTTAGCGAAGAATAAACTTTTTGCGATTTGAGTTCTTCCAAAACGCTGCCGACATAAGCAGGCGTTTCTTTTTGACCGTAAAGGCTGCTTGCAAGTTCCTGTAAACTGTTTTTGCGCTCAATAAATATTTCATCATAAAAATATGTATCGAGAGGAAAGCCGAGTTCCGGGCACGCTTTTATCATCAAACTGTAATCGCCCTCGGGAATAGAGCGGTTTACATACTCAATTCCCGAGCGGTCAAAATAACTTAAAATATGTTCGTTAGATTTTTCGTTAGTCTGACAAACGATACGCATGTGTTTTATGAGTTCACTGTATTCTTTTTTTGTATAATGAAATTTCATTTGCTCACCTATTAAGCGAAGGGAAGATCATCGTCATCGGGAAGAGGAATATCGTTATATGCAGGAGCGGGTGTAGATAAATCTGAAAGCGTTTTGAGAGGCTCAATTTTAAAATCGCCCTTGCGGATTTCATCAACCGTTTTAAACGCCGAAACATAAAGACGGATGCCGACTTCACCGCTATTTTTAACATACTCTTCTTCGCTGAGAACAAGGCCAATAAGTTTACGTTTAAATGTCTTTTCATCGTCAACAAACTTAAACCCTGCATTTGACTTTTCAAAGCAGACAAGCATTTGTTTGAAGAAAGATAACGCCTTTTCTTTATAGGATTTAATGAAAGAACCGCCCCAAAAGCCTTTGCTTTCATTCAACTGTCTGTAATAGTTAATGTGCTCGCCTTCTGCAATGTCAAACTCAAAGCGGAGATATTCCTTGTCGGGAAAATCCTCAACGCTTGTAATGCCGCAGACATATCCGCCCGGCTCAAGTGAGTTACCTGTTGCTTCTTTTACGTTTGCCCAGTCAATTTTTTTCATAGTTCTTTATCTCCTTTAAATTAAAAATTCCAAAATTCGCGGATACGGTTATCAACCGCTTTCAAGTCGTTTTCTATTTCAAGTTCAAACATATCTTCTGGGGATTTCGCAATGTCATTTGTTCCACCCTGAGTCTTAAAAAAGTGCTTTGTGCCGTCGGTCATACAGTGAAGGCATATCGTGAACATACCTTCAATGCAAACCTTTTCATCAAGCAACTTTCCGATTGTTCTTACTTTAACTTCACCAATATCATTGCTGATTTCGTGCATAGTGAAGTAAACTATCACATCTTCGGGCAACTGTTCTTTGACAAACAAAACCAAATCCCAGAACTCATCGCCTATCTGATTGAATAAATCAAATGTGTTGCTGCCTTTTTTAGGTGCGCTATGCCCGTTCATAAATGTGTTTGTCTGCAAGTAGCCTGCATCGTCAATTACTGCAACTTTACAACTCATTTTTGAAAGTTGAGATTTGATGGTTGCATAGTTTCTGCTTTTGAGAATATATTTAAACTGCTTCTGAAACGGCAGTCGTTTTGACACAACATTTATGAGAAAAATTTCATCTTCTGCGAAGTTTTTAAGAGAGCGACTTTTACCGCTGCCTGATTTTCCGTAAACCAAAACAGGTTCTCCCATTTTTATTCCTCCTTTTTTAATGTTATGGGGCAGAATTCGGGCAATTCTGCATAGTTTGGGTTATAGACCATATGATTAGTCAACCTACACCAAAACCGCCCTAATTCGCTTTCAGAACGGCAGAACGGACACCATATACAGCGAACATCATTTTCGGGAAAGAAAATTGATATTTTCGCTGTGCCTTCAGTGTAAAAACTAACACCGTTTTCAAAACTCTTCGGCATTATGTTCCTCCTTCAACTTATCTGCAAACCACGAATAATCAGTGTTAACAAACGATTGACACACAATTTTTTGATACAGACAAGTTTCTTTGAAATTCTTAAGCAGTAGACGTTCTATATTGGTATCGGAATAAACTGCACGAAGAAAACCGTTGATTTCGATTTTTTCTTTGCAATCTTCGCCCCATCGATAACAATTATCAACTGTCAGATTCTTTTCAACACACTCATGACAAACACCATACTCTATCTCATCTTCACAGAAATACTCACCGCAAATCTCACACTTCTGCATTTCTTCGAAATAGCCGTGACAATACGGGCATACTGTGACATCTTCATACGGAGGGTAACCAAGGCCGTGTCTTTCCTGCACAATGTCAGGCTGTTCAAATTTTTTGCCGCAATTATGGCATTCATATCTAAACATCAATTTCACCAACCCTGTCTATTCTTATTTTTTGTTTTTCAAGTCCACATGTATATGCCGCAGTGGCAAGTTCAACGGGGTCTGTATATTCGCCGACAACAAACCATCTTTCTCCGCTCGCACGAAGCAAAATATATTTAACTTCAAACATTGTGGGCTACCTCCGGTGCGCACGCGCCGATACTGATGTTAACCGCAGATTCTGCAAGGGCGAAAAATAATTCTTTTGTCTGTGCAGGGATTTCTGCTCATTTATGTAATCAATTATCTCGTATATCTCTTTTGGCACATTCAATTACTTTTCCTCCGTTTTCTCAAGAATGCCGCATTCATTAACTCTGTGGAACTGATTAGCAAAACCGAGGATTGAATTGCGCATCTTTATATATTCCTCATCTTCACACTGCATAGAACAAAGGTGATATGCGAGTTGGCAAGCAAGGCGTTTATCGGTTTTGACCTTGAGACCGCCGCACCAAAGGGGCCAACAAGAGAAATCGAGGTCGGCACCGCTGAGGTCGGCACCGCTGAGGTCGGCACGTCTGAGGTCGGCACGTCTGAGGTCGGCACCGCTGAGGTCGGCACGGCTGAGGTCGGCACCGCTGAG